TTCCGGGTTTCATTAACGATTATAGAACGCGACTTCTTGGGGTCTAAGCAAGGGATGAAAAAAGACCACCCCTTCTTAAACTTCTTCCAGTTTATCTGATACGTCACCTTCTCCACTTCCACCTTCTTTCTGCTCCTCTACCATTTTATTTACATCTACAAAGTCCGAGTGGGTGCAGTCAAAAATCACACAGCGTACGGCTGATGACGTAATAGACATACCTTTAGACAAACGTTTATTGTCTGTGCCTTTGCACATACCTGATGCTGTTTCCTGCTTGATAAACGACCTGTAATCCACTTGGTAATCCATGCAGTCTTTCTTGAAGTTAGACACAGGGATAAACATGAGTCTCGTATCCGGTTCATAACGTATGATAAGTTCGCCTCGTGGTTCAACGTCCGGTGCTTTGGGCTTCTGGCTGCGCTTATCTATGTCATCGTTGACTACCAACATGTTGTGGATATGTCTGTTAATAAAATCTCCAACAATAGCACCCCCATTGTTGACAGGTGCTTGAGTGTCCTTCTTCATTTCTGCGAGAACTGGCACTACTTCTTTGTAGATGCGACCCATATCGTAGTCAATTAACTTTAGCTTCCGTGCAATTATGCCACCTGTTATGTTAGCAGCTATAATGGCTGACCAGTTTCGTTCTCTACTGGTAAGTTTAAGCTCCTTGTCTATCTTCTGCTGTACCTGTTTTAGTAACTTCTTTACTTCATCCATGTCAGAGATAATGTACTGCATGTAATCAACAATCGCATGACCATAGTTTTCGTTTAACTGATGGTCAAACATAGTCTTACCTTCCTCGGTAGAAATAATGTTTTGATTTGTGTAAGGGATGCTAAACTCAATGATACGCATCATCTCTCCATCAGGAGAGTTCTTTTCTATCTCTAGCTTTTGATAAAACGATGCGTTAGATGTGGTTAATGAAATAGTATTCCAAGTAATTTTATTTACACGTAATTTGTTTTCGTACGGGTCGCCCTTGTCTTTACCCTTTCCTTGTGATGCTAGGTAAGCAAACTGAGAAAGCACTTCTGGTTTCATGTTGGTAAGCTCGTCCATTGTGTTTACCACGTTGTTAAGTAGCCCTAGCTTAGTAATCTTAGCTACTGCGGTGTCCTCTGGGTTACCTAATAACAGTTCAGGGTGACCGCATACACTGTTAGCCATCCGCAATACAGTTGTCTTACCTGTACCTGCGCTGCTATGTATAAGGTTGATAAGTGCCCCTTTCTGTCCTGTAAACTTGAGTAAGGGTGCGCCGAATCCGGTTAGTGCAGCAAAGGCTTGCACCTCAAGGCCCGGACGGTCATACAGGTTCATCACCTCTTTCCATTTTTCTAAAGTCCCTGCTGAGTCCATGTAGGGAGCGATAGCCTCAGTAACACTAGATGCAGGAGTGTGATATACACCGTCTACAGTTATCTCCCTCTCTCCTACTACAAATTTTGTATCGTTTTCATGCCATCCAAATTGTACTCTCATAATATCTGCCTTTCTTTTTACCTGTAACTCCTTGATTGATTTAATAATAAACTGTGTTATTAACTTAGCTTGCGACTCGTGAGCTACTACACCATGCTTGGCAAGTTCTCCCTTGAGTGCGCGACTCTCGGTTATAATCTTGTTCTGTATTACAAAGGTTTTTACACCATCTTGCGGAGTCTTAAGTACGAATACCGCAACGTCACCCAGTTCAGGGTCACACATCCTTTTCTTTACATATAAATCGTGTTCGTAAACTAACGTATCTTCCCCATCTCCTTGTATATAAATGCCACCGTTAGCCCCTCTAAAGTAAGGTTCGGGGTATTTGATGGTCGAGGTGTTGTCTCTCTCAACTTCTGACCCTAGCTTTATAGGGTTATCCATCTCAGTGCCTAAGTGTGGGCAACCTTCACAACCTTTGGGGTTATTCTTTTGGAACTGTTCGCACGAGTGCGGTCCTTTTATAGTAGATACTTTCCGTTCAACTGCTTCAGGGTCATAGTCTGGATGCCCCTTGGATAACTTGTGTATAGCTGTGTGCTTGTCTTTACAGTGCCATGCGATAGAGAGTGCATTGAACCATCGAGGTTCAGATAAGGTCTTGCGGTTTCGGTAGCAGTCTATGAGTTGTCTGCACCCATCGTTACCGAGCTGCATTATCCTAGAGAAACTACTTGTCTCATTCTCAGATAATAATTTTTCAAGAACGCTTAGTTCACGTCTTGAAGGTTCTACTTCAATAGCATCTTCTTCTACACCCAACAGCTCTCTTATCTCGTCAAAAGAATAGCGCGTAGCTTCGTGCCGTACTGTTACTTCAGCAGGAGTAGCACGCTTATGGTTAAACGTTTTAGGTACACGCAGAATACGAGCAGGTTCAAAAACTCGTGGGTCAGCACAGAGACCTTGTTTAATACACACTTCTTTAAAACGGTCAGCAACAGGAATCCATTTTTGCTTGGGTATTTCCTCAGTAAACGACCAGTATGCGTGCCATCCGTACCCTGAACTGACTAGGGTAGGTGGCTCTAAACCTACGACAGAGATAAATTTATTAAGTGCCTTGAGTCCTTCTGTTTGTGTTTCGTAACCTTCTGGTAGCCCCGTGGAAGGTTCGATCTTTTCAGATTTACCCTCCCCACAATCTATGTCTAACCATAGAGCTTGTAATGATTCTACATGGACTGCTTTCCTGCCACCTTCAGGTAACGGTTTACTAGCATCTTCTTTATACTTACCACAACCAAAGAAAACATTTTGGTTTGCTGCCTTCATGTGTTCAAAGTAAGTGGTAAGCTCCTCTTTATCTTTCGTAAACTTAGTGTGTATATTTTTGTTAGCATCTATACCGACCGCACAATACCATCCGCCTTCAGGCACAACATGGGATATGAGGTCAAAGTCATTCATATTATTTTTAGGGGGCAGTTACCCCCCGATTCCTCTCGGTTAAATTAATATCAAACTATTCAGAGTAAGAGTCTAATAACTCTTCAATAGTTGCGTTGAGATCAGGGTGCGGTTCATGTGTGCCTATAAACCAGTTATAAACAGTTTGTCTGCTAACCCCCAACTGGGAGGCAACCTCGGCAACAGGTATCTCTTGCTTAATGCAAACCTTGCCTAGTTTGACTCCCAATGAAGATCGGTTAGCCTGTTTATTTAGACTAACGAGCCGCGTTGTATATCCGTAGCTCATTAGCTATCGTCACTCCCCCACTCATCAATGATATTAGAGAGGTCATCGTCATCATCTTTTGGTGGTTTCTCTTTCTTCTTTGGACGTTTAGTAGGTTCAGTAACCTCGTCATCGTCATCATCAAAAGGATCAGAAGATGTTTCTTTCTTGGGTGTATCATCCTCAAACATGTTGTCAGAAGATTCTTTCTCTTCTACTTGCTCGAAAGGACTGGGTGCATCACTAGCTGAGAAACCATCAGTCTTTTCAAAAGGAGAAGGTGCTTGGTAAGGAATGTAGTCTATGACTTGTATTCCCTTTAAACGTAAACTGACACTGTGACCATTCATGTCATACGGCACAAATTCCACAGCTATACATACTATGCTACCTGTAGTAAGTAAAAACCCTTCAGGAAGCTCGGCGTTTTGAGCGTCATACTGAGGGGGAGCCTTAGTTACTTTGTTGTTGTAAGAAGCCTTAATTTTAGCCGACCCGACAAAGTTCCCATCATCATCCTTCTTAAACGGTAGCTCCAGTTTCTCAGGCCACGAATCCTTACGTGCCTTGTCATACGCGGCAGCCATTGGCTGATACAGTTCTTTTGCCTGTGCCTTGGTCATAACAAAATCAAGTTCATAGCAAGCACCATCATCGGTGGCTTCGCAAGGCACACTTTTACCTTTCGGTCCCGCCTTCTTATCAAACCTATAAGGTTGATCTAACCTTGGGTATAGTGCTTTTACATTGTTAATAATATATTTATCATTGCTCATAAAGTTTTCTTCCTTCATGGTTTCAAACGGGTTTCTTGGAATAGCAGCATCTTCAACTACCTGCTGCACCTCTACCAACTCATCTTCCGCCAACGGACGAGATGGTTTGAAATACATTTTAGAAATCCCGCTTTTCTCTCCAAAATATATTTCTGTTAAAACATTTTCTACTTCTTCGTTGTTACTCTGTAAGTAGTCAATGTACTTATTTAAGTTGAACCTGTTGGTGTCTCTTGAAAACAAACTGAGCGCACCTATTCTAAGTTCGTATACTTCTGGCTCGTAAGGTATTACTAGTTTAATAACTGTAAAAAACTTACAAGCTGTCCCGCGCCTGTACCCCCCTTGTTTAATATTCCTAATGCAATCAATACAACGTGTTGACTGCTGTGTAGTAGAAGGCACTTCATCGTCAGGAAAATCTGCATCGAACGACCAACATAGTAGTTTGTCATCCTCGTAGTAATTCCGAGACAAAGTACCTCTATCTACAATCACTGCTTGAATACTAGTAAGAGGTTCATACGTGGACGGATGTATAAAATACCCGTCCTGAACATTAAGCCTAGTCATTTCTTCGTAGGCTTCTTAGCTGGCTTGCGAATCGAAACTACGTACTTACGATTAGTCTGCAAACCGGGAGGAGATAATTTAGGATTATCTTCAAGAAATTCTTTCACGTTTTTATTGTGAAGCCTTCTTTCTAGCAGATGCGGTGCTTTATGCTTTAACACAAAGTTGTGCATCTTTTCCCAATCGCTAGTCCAAAACGTTGAGGATACTCGCCGTGAGACTGTACCCATCGGTGTCTTAAGACTGTCTACGTTCTCCTTCTCACAAAGAGCAAGAAGTTTCTCATTGATCTTCTCTTGCTTCTCTTTGAGTTCCTTTATTTCATCTTCCCTTTTCTGAATGGCCTCGCGTAAATTCATAAACGCACCGACCATTTGATCTACTGGTAACTTTTTCATCGCTCCTCCTGTAAAAGTAGGGACGAGTAGTTTACCAGTCTCCTTTACATTGTCAAGCACCTAACTCTTGTCTGTACAAATCTATAATCTTATTGTGATTAGTGATGTTGTTTTGCAGCATCCTGTACAACCTGTTCTCAACTGGGCTACCTTCTATATGCACCACAGTCATCGGGTTGTGTTGGCCCGGCCTGTCTATCCTTGCGTTAGCTTGTAGGTATGTCTCTACGCTAGTAACAGGAGCGTACCAAATAACAGTGTTAGCAGCAGTAAGGGTTAAACCATGAGAAGCTGCTTGTGGCTGTATTATAAGGACATGCGGATCAGTCTTTTCTTGGAAGTCCTTAATTATCTGAGTACGTTTATTAACTGACACCTTACCTGAAATGATGTCACAGCTAATGTTAGCCTTGGTCAAAAAGTCTTTTAGTAATTCTATGGTATGTGTAAAAGGTACGAACACCAGCACTTTGTGAGAGGACTCTTCTATTACCTCTTTAACTACTTTCAAACGGTTCTTTACATCAAACTCTATGACTTCTTTTTCGTCTGAGTAAACCGCACCACCTGAAATTTGAAGTAGTTTGTTTAAGTTCGTAGCTGCATTGACAGAGGTAACCTGCTCTCCATCTGCTTCCATTACCATCTGGTCTTTAAGAAGTTTGTAGTAAGTCTCTTGTTGTTTGGTTAGCGGAGCATTTCTCTCCACGTAAGTAACAGGAGGTAAGTCCAGACATTGATCTTTCTCAAAACGAATGGCGGGTTGCAGTGCTTCGTGTACTGTTTTATCTGAATCTGATTTAGGTCGCCAAGTAAACTGAGTGACCTTGTACATCACCTTGTCTCTGAATTGCCCAAAGTATTTAGGCACACCGTCAGGGTTAATCAGCTTTGCAAGACCAAACGCATCGACAGGCGATTGAGCTGCTGGAGTACCTGTAAGCATCCAAAGCCACGGGACATCCTCAACTATTGCTTTGAGTGTTTTCCAACGATTAGTCTGTGCATTTTTGTAGGCGTTGGCTTCGTCTATGACTACCATGTCAAACCCACCTTTCATTATTTCATCCATGACTACAGCCACACCGTCATAATTTATAATGACAAACTCAGCTCCCGCGTCTAGTATTTTCTTACGTTGCGTCGATGTACCATGTGCAACTGAACAACTACGGTGCATAGCAAACTTAAACAAGTCTTGTTGCCATGCAGATTTCATAATAGACAGAGGACATATAACCAGTACACGGTTCACTTGACCCATGTTCATCAAGTAATCTGCTGCCCATATAACAGAAGCAGTCTTGCCTGTACCCTGTTCGTTAAAGCAAAACGCTTTCTTATGTAGCGTAAGAAAATTAGAAGTTTCTTTTTGGTGGTCAAAGGGAGTGTACTTACCTGTCCACCCATAGTCTCTATCTATAGGAGAACGAATATCTTTTACTTTCAAAGATGCCAGTACTTGCGCTTCGTGTAAGTCCCACCGAATTGCTAATTTATAAACGCCATCGGTTTCTTGCAGTATCTTATGGTTCTTTATCTGTTCAGTAACTAAGTGTGGACGCTTTGTTTTAAGTACAATCGCCCTATCGTTTATTACGTGCATTACTTTTCCTTTCTCTTGTACTTCTTTCAGACACCAATTTACCGCTAGAGTTTCGTTTGAAGGACCGATTTTTTGCGGCTGACTCTACTTTAGTATTACCTGAGTTCTTACCGCCTTTTGATATAGCCTTCTTGTGCGCTACATCTTTACCATCGCCCTTTGTTACTTTTCCTTTTCGTACGGCTTTGCGTCTGGCTGCGTTACGTTTAGCACGATTCTTTTTCTGCTCTTCCGTGCCTTGGTAGTTTTCATATTCTCTTTTGTAGTTTCTTTTCTTCGTTGGCATCATTGGCTCCTAATACATCATAATCTTTTTTAACAAACCCTTCTTTACTACCTTTAACGTAAGTAGATTTGACCCATGTTGTCTTACCGTTAGCAAGCCTACGAATGTGTCCTCTTCGTAAGTGACTTCTTACACCACCATGCTCGCTAGCAACAGTTTCGTAGGGGCTATCCCAAGTTTCTCCATTTATTGACAACACATGGTAATCAAAAAGTTTACGTGCCTTACGTTTTTTCTGGTTACCACGCGAGCCTACTAAAGATAATTTTGGGGAGCCTCTTTTTTCTACTTTTACATTCTCTAAAGATAACAACGTATGTAAAAACGCCACCGACCTTGCTACATCTTTTATTTGATCTTGGACTAACTCCCATGCGTTTTGAATACTTGCGTTTTTCATCATAGCGTGCGTCTTTGTAATATGTAAACTAGTTGCAAAGTCGTTACTTGATAACCCTATTTTGTATCCCCACTCATCAGGAATCATTAACGCTTTAACTGCAAAAGGGAACCATTCTTTATTTAAAGCACTCCAACTTGCGATCATAACTTCAATGTCGTCATTACCCTCAGCTTGTTCAGCTAAAACTACAGTAGCTCTGTGAGAAAGTTTATCTTGAGCCTCTAGCGTTTTCTGCGCATAATCATCACTCAAGTCATATCTTGTAATGTCTTCAGTGCGAGCCTTAGCAAACTGCGCCTCACTTAAATTCCCTTTTCCCATAATTTGATCCATCAATACAACTACTTTAGGGTAAGGGAGTCGGATAAGGTTGTCGTTGTGTGTACCAACTTCTTGGGCCTCTTTTCCCCCTACGTAAAGCATATCAGGTACATAAAACTTCGGTTGAGTTTCTATAAACGTAGCCATCTCTAAAAATCTTTTTTGTCTAGGTTTTTCTACGTGTTTCCACTTAGCTCTTTTGCGTAAATCTGATGTTAAACTACGGTATAGCTGCCAGTGTTCTTTCATAATCACTTCCTATTATGTTCACAACTAGTGACCGGACAGTATGCACACAAAGGACCATCCACTGCGTTCCATACTTCTTTCTCCATAGCCACCTCTAGTCTTTCCAACTCGTCATCAAAAACTGTGAAGTAAGATTTGTAGAGTTCCGCTTTATGTTCTTTGCCTACAAACTCATTACTTACTACATATAGTAAAGCAGACTTTATGTGTTTGATCTCAGGAAAGTGTGTAAAAGTAGCTGCCGCTAATAGATCGAGCTGCTTAGTATCTGCATACCTAGCGCTCTTTCCTGTTTTGTAATCTATTAAATACGCCTTATCACCGTTAGTTATTAGTAAGTCTGCTATCCCACGCCACCATACATTCTTCCCAAAAAACTTTGATGGTGAATAATTAGTGCCATCCTTGGTAATACCCATCCGTATCTCGCAATGTTTATCTCCTTCTATCTTATTCAAAGAATCTAAACTCTTCTGGATAAAACTAAATTTATCAGGTAGTGAGTTTCCGTCTCTTATGTATTCTTCAGCAGCACTATGAAGTTCGTTACCATAAAGCATTGCAGAGCTGCCTACATCCTTCACGTCTCTAGCTACCTTTAAGTGATAATACTTCTTAGGGCATTGCTTAAACGTACTTATACTACTGTAGCTCCAAGCGGTCATAACAACCCGGCTTCAACTAACGCTTTACGATTCGCCTCGTGAGCTGCTTTAATCTCTTTCTTATTCTGTCCATGATATTCAACTGCGAGTTTGTTCTTGATAAGTAGTTTTGTAATAAGTCCCTTTCTCGTTTTAATCTCGCCCAACCATCTTCCAAATTTTCCTTTCTCTTTTGTTCGGAGGATGTACCTCTCCCCGACTTGGCAGTGTTCTTGGACGAACTTCTTTGCAAGAAGGCCATGTGCTTTCTCCTGTTTATTTCGAGTCCTAGATTCGGGTGCGTCAATTCCATGCAAACGAATGTTAACCCCCCTGCCATCATCGCCCCTAAGAGTAACCCCAAAACCCAAGTCGATGTCCACACGTAGCCCATCACCGTCTGTAATAGATCGAATAATACAGTTGTATTCATAGAGCATGGTCCTCTCCTTATATACGTACTTTCTTTATGTCAGCTTCTGTTATGACTGTTTCACGTAGTATAGCTTCTTCAAAATAGTGACACTTCAGACAATACCATCCAACTCGCTTACCTGTTTCCATATTTAAAACTTGGTCTGAGGTAGCTTTACACTTTGGGCAAGTGTTGGTACGCAAATCATCCGTCATCACTATCTTCCGCTTCATCTTCTAGCGCATCAGCTATACGCTCTAACACAGTGAGCAAACGTTCGATGTATTTGTCTGCTGTATCGTGGTCATCAAGTTCTATATTTATTTTCATATTAACCTCAAATTCAATGCGTGCCTCTGAGGAGAAAAGGAAAAACCCTTAAGGCACGACTAACCGTAGCGTGGTTTAACCGATATGCACACCAGTATCGGAGAACGCCATAGAGAGAACGAAGCGCACTATGGAGAGTGAATGAAACTGGTCACATATTGCAGGAGGTTTTGACCCACCCCCTGCTAGGGCCGTATGAGGAAAAATAACCAAAAAAACCTCATACTTTTCAACAAGCTCCGTAAGAATCACCGTACCCACCCTCGCAATCTAAAGGTAGGTCAGATGCCCAAACAGGTCTTGTCTTCATACAATCTTCAACGTATTTTAACCCTTGTTCTACTTCTTTTTCAGGCACAATACAACCTATTGCATCATGCACCGTCATCACTACTTTGTACCGTTTAGCTACCCTAAGTAGTTGTTCTCCAATGACAATTCTCGCCAACGCCTGACACACGTTCTCGATGACCTTACCTCCATATATTCTAGTAGACACAATAGCCTTACCTCTCCGGGTGTCATACAGAGTCTCTGTATCACCCAGTTCATCAGTCACAGTGCGTAAGTTAGGGTACTTCACATGCAACCCATTAGGTAGCAAAATCCCCTTGTCTCCCTCTACTGTAATCACATCAGGGCGACCAAACTTAGTACATTTGTCGTTCATTATCTGTTTCAGCGACTTTCCTGCACTGCGCCAGAGCTTCGGTATGTTCTTATAAGTAGTTCTGTATACACTTATGATGCGGTCACATTCCTCTTGTTCTAGCTCTACACCGAATGTTTTAAGCTGATTTCTAAATTTAACGGCCCCCATGCCGTATCCTGCACCTAATATAGTAGTCTTACCCACGAACCGTTCTTCTTTTGATATATCCTCTTCGGGTTTATCGTAAATAGCAGAGGCCATTATCTTGTACACATCATCACCCCTGTCGAACGCTTGGACCAATTCCTCTTCCTCGGCCAACCACGCCAGAGTCCGTGCCTCTATCTGAGACAGGTCACAGTCTACAAACTTGTACCCTTCTGGAGCGCACATAGCTTTTTTAAGCGCACTGCCTCGTGGTAAGTTCTGCATATTAATCTTGTCATCCCCGCCCCACCTGCCTGTGTGGGCTGCGTAATAACGCAAAGGTATGGGTAGCTTCCCTCTTTTCCCTATGGATATAAATCGCTCCGTGCGTTTTTCTTCGATGGTAGACCTTACACCTAGTCTAGCAGCCACAAGAGCTTGTACCGACGGATTTTCATGGTCCTGTAGAGCCTTAAAGCCTTCGTCACTTTTGGCAAAAGCGAACGTCTCCTTGCCTGTGGTAAGACTTATTTTTACAGGAGGTTTGACACCGTACTCCTGAAGCAGCTCGGCAAACTGCGGATTACTGGTTAGTTTAGTTTTTTCGTGGCTAACCTTGTCCATTAGTTCTGCTTTAGTAGCTAGAACGCCTTCTAAGTGCCCGGTGAGCACCTCGGTATCCAGTTCTAAAGCAGGTTCACTGAACATGCGTATAGTCAGGTCAATCAGGTTAAGTTCGGTTACCGAAAAACCACGGTTCAAAAACTCTTGGAATAGTTTGAAAGTAAGTTCAACGTCTTGTATGCAGTACCCACCATAGGCTTCTATTTCTTCGGGTGTGAAATCTAAACGCTTCTTGCCTATTGCGTCATGCACCTCGGTTCCTTTTTTACCTAGCGCATAGTATTCCGAAAGCGCAGCCAGTCCATGACTGACTTCGATAGCGTGCAAAGCACGAGACATGGAAAGGGTATCGGCAATCTTTTTGGGTTTGATTCCAAAGTGCCAGTTAAGGATAGCCATGTCGAACATAGCGTTGTGGGCGACAGCCACAGAGTTTGACCAATCAAACTGAGACAAAAACTTTGCAATTTGTTTTTTACTGCCAGTACACCACATTGGCCCAGTAGCATCTCGATGATGATAGTTCCTGCCCTTGGCAAAGCTAGACTTTTTAACAGCCACACCAATGACTTCAAAACGAGAATCTCTAACGTATTCTTCGGTAGTCAGTTTGCTTAAGCTGTAATCTTTGGAGTAATAGGTCTCAAAATCAAGGGTCAGAATTTCCATTATGCGCTTCGTTTATGTTATTCAAAAGAGTTACTAGTGAGGGCATGTTGTCCTCGTTGATTACACAAGACGAACCTCCTGCTCCTTTAATAGCTGCAAGTTCTCTTTGTTGCAGCGCAGTCGGTTTGTTTGTACCTGCTTTACATTCTATGCCAACAAAGTGTCCGTGATAACAACACACAATGTCCGGCACTCCACTTCGACCCATGCCATACGTAGCTGGAAAGAAGTAGTAGGCTTTATGTTGCTTTAGTATATCTACTACTTTGTTCTTAACTTTCTTTTCTGGAGTTAAAGCCATAGGGTAGGATAGCGTAACTGTTGGACTTTGTAAAGGCACAAAAAAACCCCGCACAGGGCGGGGTCAAGTTGCAACGAGATATCTATAGATATCTGAGGTTAAGCGTTTAAAAGTGTGGGTGTCTAACACTATTGACTCG